CAGAGGTATTTCCTATTCCTAAAGTATCATTCAAATCTTGAGATCCGGCACCACCGGAGGCTCCTACAAATTTTCCTGATGAAGAGTCGTATTTAAGAAACTTACCATCTACCTTTGCAGTATCTCTATCTACATCATCAAGGAACTCAAGGCGAACTTCTCCGCCACCACTAGTTCCGTTGACATTTCTGTGGATGAGTGTTCTGAGTTCTTTTATTTCTTTTTTGATTAACTCGTAGTCAGTTTCTTCAGATATTTCTTCCTTATTACTTACAATTTTGTCTAAGACTTTTATGGCCTCATCGACATGATCATTTTCTTGAATTTCTTCTGATTCAACTTCTGCTACTATTTCTTCTTTGACTTCCTCAACCTTTTCGGTCAGACCAACCTTAGTATTTTCGTCGGGAATCTCCTGATCTTCGGGGATTTGCTCATTTTTGGGTTCTTCTTTCTTATCTACATCTTCAAAGAGAAACTTTTCAAGTTGTTCTATTTGTTTTTTCTCTTTTTTCTTCTTTTTCTTTATCTTTTTGTTTTCTTCCTTTAAATTATCAAAAATTCCATCAAGATTTATATCGCCAACGACTGAGCGAAACTCATCCTCCTTTTGCTTCTTTGCTTTTCCAATAATATTGAAAAATTCTCCAAGATCTCCAATATTTTCTGGTTTTTTATCCATTATTCTTCTTGCTTCTTAAGTAATTTGGAGAGTTCTGCTGTAGATCCAACGAATAATGCATTAGTAACATTTGTGGGCCCTTTTGATGCACTTTCTTCTTCTACCTCTTTAAGTTTTTTCTGTAATTCGAGTAATTTATCAGTTGCATCAGCAACATTTTTAATTAATTGACCAGCAACTTCATAGGCTCTTGGCATTTCACTTTCCTGTGCCAATTCCATAATACCGTTGATCGCTTCTTGACCCTTTTCAATCAAAGAATACAAATTTCCTCTAGTGTATTCATAGTCACGACGAACATCAGTCTCACTGGTCTTTATATCAACTATTTCTTTTTTTATTACAGAAGATTCTTTTACGATATTACTATCGGAATCAAAAACTTCGTCTATTTTTGCAAATTTGTCTTTCATATCTCATCAAATAAATTCTTCAAAAGTTCCATCAAATCCAAAGTCGTCTCCAATCTCAATCAGAGCAGTGTCAGCAGCAGTAATCTTCTTAATTGGTGCTCCACTGACATGTTCTTTAATCGTCGTATTATCTTTTCCTCTTTCAACAGTCACATCAGTTCCAGAGATACTCTTAATGAACATTTGCTCGCCATTAACATCGATGTAAGTATCTGCACTGAGAGAACTTGAGTCTTGAACTTTGATTAATGTCGCTGCAAGGTCAATATCTTGAGTTGTTGTAGTTGCAACATCTCCGGTATAATCTTTGATTGCTCTAGGAACAGCAGTATATCTGAGTTCCCTGTTCATATCAGGTCTAGTTGTATAATCAACAATGGTTTTCTTAATGATACCAGTGGAGGATACGGGACCAAACAGATATGTTTTAGCTGAGAATCTTAGAGTGTATATGAGTGCTCTTCTTGTTGAAAAATCACCTTCATAATCATCTTGCATTGATATATTTTCTAAAATTATTGGAACATCTCTTTTTTCTGCAACATCTTCCAATAATTTAATCGATACAGTATATCCTGGTTGAAAATTTGGAAGAATTTGCTCAAGAATTTGAAGCATGTCATCATTCAATTTAGTATAAATTGAAAGTTCAAATGACATGTTATATGGGACAGGCATAAATGCCTTTTTTACCCCAGTTTTGTCAGAATCTGCGTTTCTGGTAACAAATGTTTGAGTTGTTGTTAGTTTTCTGGATTGATCATATTGAAGTCCCAAAAACTCAAATGACATTCTTGGCAATGACATCTGAGTGCCTTTTTTCAGGGTAGCATCCTGCTCAAGTCTTGCTAAGAATTTTTGAGTGGGTCCATATGCCAGAGGGACACGAATTTCACTGAAAACTTTATCACCATCATTATCTTTCTTGATAACCAGGCCATTAAACATGGTTCCAAAAGATATAATTACCTTCCGCAGAATTTCGTGGTAAAAATAAGTCCCAAACATTTATAAAATACCCAATATATACTACTATTTAACATATTTTCAAATCAAGGATCTCCAAATGGATTTCTCCTTGTGAAGTCTATGATGTCATCTCCCTCTATCTCAATTTGATAGTTTTCAGCATATGTATCAGTAGTGTCAAACTTGTTCTGATTTACAATTGTATAAGTTGCTCCAGAAGTTTCTCCTCTTATTGTTTCTCCTGCGGTAAATGTACCATTGATAATACCAACCTCCAGAATCTTAGTATCGGGACTCCAAGATTTGACTCTAGCTGTTGTAGAGGATGAAGTTCCAACAATAATTTCATTAAAGACATATTCACCAGAAGCGATCAATGGTGGATCACTAATTGTTATTGTTGGTATCTGAGTATATCCAACACCAGCACTAGTAATTCTAATTTCAGATACCGAATCGCCACTCAGAACAGCGTATGCCAGCGCAGTTGATCCAATACCTGCTCCAGGACTGCTGAAGGTCACTGTAGGTGTTGTAGAGTAACCAGAACCACCGTCAGTCATTGTGACGATTCCAATTGATCCAACCGTTCCTATGCCCGTTGTGGCTATTGCACCACCACCAGTGGCACTGCTTATTAGTATGTCTGGCGGTCCAGTATATCCACTTCCAGGATCGAATATAAAGATACTCTCCAAGGATCTTCTGTTGTTAACAATAGCAGTTGCGATTGCAGTTCTCCCTCCAGAAGGTGCTGAAGATATTGCAACAGTTGGAGAAGTTAAATCAAATCCATCATTTGTAATTGAAATCTTCTGAACGGCACCATCAGAGAGTGATGTAATTGCGGTTGCTGTTGTTCCGATACCAACCAATGAAAGTTTCTGGATATATCCATCTTCCTGCACATTATCATCAATGGTTTCAACATTGGTGTCAATAACTTCATCTTCATATCTGAAGAGTTCACATCTAAGTTTGAATGTGTAGTTCTTCTGTAGCATGTAGAAAGGATTTTCTCTCTCTACATACTTGATCTCAAATAATCTATCGCCTAATGGGAACCATATTAAATCACCCTCTTTTGGCCTTGAGGAGAGTTTGACATCATCCAATCCTTGAATAAGTGGTTGAATGTAGTTTGTCCATCTATCTTGAGATATTATTAAAGATACATCATATAAATTTTGAATACCAAATTTAGATAATATTGGACCTGTGTTTTCATATCCATCAAAAGTTTCCAGATATGCCTCAATTGGATATGCATCATTAAATTCGGACTGAACTACCTCCTTTATGATCGTTTTTTCATTAAGATATTTGCGTGGAAGATAATATACCTCCACACCATACATTTTTAACTGCTCATTGATTAAATCTTGCAGTAAATTCTGCTCTGTGGCAGATCCTTGTTGAAAAAACGGATTTAATGCCATTATCCAATTAAGTCCAGAGGTAATTCTTCATAATCAAACTTGCTTCTTTCTAATATTGTGTCTACTTCCTTTTGTCCGTCTTCATATATTTGACGGCCATTCAATTCAATTCCTCCAGGGAGTTTGACTCCTTGGAATTTTATCAAGTTCATTCCCCACTGCCTCTTCATAAGAGCAGTGAGATATCTTTTTACAAAACTATCGTTATAAACCCTTGCAAAATCTGCAGCAGTTGTAGTTGTATATGCATCAATAATAATATAACTACCAACTCCTATAGTTCCAAAATTGGTATCAATATAAAGTCTACCTTTTCTTTTGTTGAATCTAATTTGCTTCTCTGTATTAAACAAATAATCAATTTCTGACAAGTAATTTCTTGCCATAAAATAACTCAACATTGCATCTGGATTAAAACCAGAAGAGTTCCCATAATACCAACCATAAAGAGGACTAAATCCACCTCCAAATGGTGTGATTCCACTGGCTAAGGATGATCTATCGTTCCATCTGAATACTTTTTCAACTCCTAAAATATTCTCTGGAAGTTGAATATAATTGCTATTTTCGTAAAGAGTATAACTAACTTCTTCGTTGACAACTGTAGAATATGTTGTTGTAGTGGTTATTCCTGCAAGAGTATCTTTTGGAGCTTTACCCCTATCAATATCTGCTTGAGTTATTTGATATTTAATATATGATCTTTCTGCACCATCAAAGTGACGCTCATAAAAATATTGAAGAGCATCATCAATCAAGTCATCAATTTGCTCATCTGCTAAATTGATTTCTAAAACTGGGGCACCAAGTTGCCTCAGGCAATATTGTGACAACTCTTCTCTTGTAGATGGTTGTGCCATTATGGTTCACTTTTTGACTATTTATCAGGATAAAATAAAGGATGTTGATCCAATGCCAACTCCTGTAAAAATGAGTCTATTTCCTGAAAGTGTGATTTGAACTGCTGTTGTACTAGCTGCACTGATAAAACCACTTGTAGCAGTGCATACACCAGCAACATATGCCTCTGAAGTGGAAGTTACTCCAGCAACTGTCAGAGTGTTTGTTACTGTCGTTGTACCAATTCCAACGCTAGATGTGGTATGTACTCCAGATGAACCAGACTCAAATACTGAGTTAATGGTTACATTATTGGTGATATTACTACCATTCTTTAAAATTAGAGGTTCTGCCATTTTACGTTGTTATACCAGGACTTACAAATACTTGACCTTGCGCTGCTCTAACTTTATTTCCAGTTGATTCAATAATTACTACATCGTAAAAATATCTACCGGACTTCATTGCTGTTGTTTGAGTATCAGTCAGAGCTAGCGTGATTTCACCACCAATAGCAGAAGTGATCCCAACAGAAAAGTCAACCTTTGTAGTTGCTCCTTCATGTTTTTTTATGTATGACTGTAGGGAGCATCCAGTTAAATTGAATGCTGATCCATTATTGTTTTTTATGGCGATGCTGGTAGTAAAATCAGCACCTTTATCAACTATAATATTAGCAGTTGGTGCAGCCATAATCTTTTTTAACTATTTATTATCTGAGATAACATTGACTTTATCTCAGATAAATCGTTCTTTCTAGCATTCCTCCTTGCGATATACTTTTGATAATCGCTTTTTGAGGTGTTTATAACGGCACCCGAGTAATTGTCTTTGACAAACCCAGCGTGCCCTTCGATTCGTTGATATCTTTCCATATTATGCTATTGCAATTACTCTTAAACTTTCAACAATAGGAACTACTGAAGACTGACGTGATGTTCCAACAATTTTAATCCTAAAATATGTAAACTCAGGAAGATCATTTGCAGTGTATTCATACTCTACCATTGGAGCATCAGAGTTATAGTATTCAACTGGGTTCTTTTCAACTTTTACATCTGGAGTTCCATCACTTTCTTCCAGTTCAATAGTATTTCCAAATTTATCGATATTGTTGAAACCTGGGAATGGAGTGAATACCGGATCATCAGTTTCAACATTGCTAATTGAATAGAATACTCTCAAATCATTGAATCTATGTACATATGCATCATGAATAACCTTGATTGATGTAGCTGGATTTTCCAATTGAATTCTATTTGTAACATAGACATAATTATTTTTATCATCACTCAAAGTCTTAGTTCCAAGATCAGTCTTGAATTCGTTTCCAACAACAGCACGATTAATTCTGTTTCCAGTAGTAATTACATTACATCTAGTTGCATCAATAATTGGTGAAAGTTTTGTATTGTTAGTTGCAAGCGACAGTCTCAATGCAAGAGATTTTGCACCAGGATAGATGTTTCTGAATCTTCTAAGGAAGAGTTCTTCATTAAGTTCAGAACCAATAACTCTTGGACTGTTCAGATAATTTGTTTGATTCAAAGTGACATCATCTTCTCTTCTACCGAATGGAGCTTCATTTCCACCTGGACTTGTTCCACGAACAGTTCTAAGTCTTGCAGAAATAGATGTTCCATTGGGATTAGAAACAGCAACA